CTGCTTTTTTACTCATCTTTACAGTTTTGCATGTCCTTTGCGTAATACCTGCCGAGGATGTTTCCGTTATAAGTGTTTGAACGTAGTACATTCAACTGGATCTGCCAGGCTACCTCTGAGTAGGATAGATACTTCTTCGTACAGCATAACTCAACGATCTCTCTTTTAAATCGGCCTTTCCCATACTTCTGGACATCAGCCAACAGTTCTTTAGAGGAACCGTAATAGTCAGCCCAGTCGGACTCTTTCACTACGCGTTGATAGGTCTTACGGGTACCGGTTGATTTCTTTACTCTTTGAGAGATCTTGGTCTTGCGTGTATGACGCAGGGCTTTCTTACCGATATAGAACTTACCGGTAACCTCGTCCGTTATCTTATACACAAAACCATAAAGGTTCTCACCGTTAGGAAAGTGATCAATAGAGTGTACAGGCAAGCCTTGGTAGTACCAGGTTGTTTGCATAAGTTGTAGATTAGTTCTACAAATATAAGACTGAACTTATAAGTTCTCCAACTTTTTGTTGATCAAAGGAACCAAGGTGTATAAAACCTTTTTGGCTCCATGATCCCGGATAGAATCTGCAGGATCTTTACTCATGGGAAGAATGGCGGAAGTAAGTTCGGGGTACATCTTGATATACTTCTCAGTTGCCTTTATACCGGCATCATCAAAGTCAAACATAACCAGTACTTTAGAGTACTCTTTTAGACAGTGCTTCATCATGTCCTTAGGTATCATGGTATTCTCTGAGTCCGGGGCTATGATATCTATCGAAAGCTTCAGACTCTTCAGGGCCATGATATCCTTTAAAGAGCTTGTGATAACCAGATACTTATGACCTTTCAGCTGTTCCAGGCCTTGGATGTAGTCATTCACCTTAATGAACTTTTTATCCAATGTCTTGGGCTGATAGATCTTGTACAGAGTACCGTCCTTCTTAAAGTACCCATAGAGATAGTTACCGGTAATAGTTACTGATTTCTTGATACCCTCTTCTTCTTTTTCCAGGGTATAACTACTCAGTGGCCGGACACAATGTTCGTCCAGTAACTTGGAACCAATGTTGAACTTGGTCCAGAAATACTGATCAGATGTATCCCAGGATCTCAGAACGTACTGAGATACCTTGTACTTGGAAGCTTGCTTAAACTCTCCAACGTCGTACCCGCCATTGTTGTGTAGTACGAACTCGTTGTAGGTTTCTACTATAAGCCGGCAAGCCTGGTGGTAGGTGATCTGGTTCAGATCTTTCACCAGGTCTATGGAACTACCCCATTTACCGGTAGAGAAGTCATTGAACCGATACTGTTGCTTCTTCTTGTCGTAATAGATAGACATAGAAGGGGTACGTTCTTTAGGGTTGAACAGGCTTTTGATCATCATATCCTGTCCAGTAAGCTTAACCTTCAGCTTACAGAAGTGTTCAAATATCCATGGTACCGGAACGTCCTTGACGTCGTGTACCATATTCTTTATTGTAAACATACCCTAAGTTTTAGAATAGGAAAGGGGGAGCCGAAACTCCCCCTGACCCACATTCTTAGTCCATATCGAAGTCGTTGGTAGCCGGCTCGAAGCTGGTCACAGACTTGTTTTCCAGTGCCCGATAGTGGTACTTGTTGTTCTTGTCAAACTTATCCAGTTTGGCTTCGTTTGCAGAAACGAACTTATACTTAGGAAGGCCGAGCTTCACGATAGTCTTACCGTTGTACTCTTCTTCAGTTCCTTTGAGGAACCAGTAGATATCGTGGCCTTTCAGTACACTGATTGCCTGGTTAACCCAGTCTTCCAGACTTACTGCCTGGATAGAGTCAATGGCATCACGCAGACCAAGCTCAGTGGCGATCACTGCCAGCTTGTACATGATCTCATTTTTGGTTACGTTAGGCTCATTGTGCTGATCGGTCCAGATAGTTGCACTTACACGAGCAGATAAGCCCTTAAACTTCGGACCTTCCTGATCGTTCTTATCTACTGCCCACCCTTCAAAGTCCTCAAGTGCCGGGCCCTCAAGCGTGAGTTCCAGGGACTTCTTGTCTCCTTTGTTGGAGGTTCTTACTTGCCCACCATAGATGTGAGCGAATACTACACCAGGTTGGAAAGACTTTGTCTGTCCACCGGTTTTTACTTCTTGTCCTTTTGTACTGAACATGGTGTTGTTATTTAGATATTAGGGGTACGTTTAGTTTTCGTAGTCCGCAATGGCTTGTTTTACGAACGACAGATCGTTGGGGATCTCAAAGTCTGTAAACATGCCTTTAGGAGACTTACAGGTGTTCTCACCGTTGTTGGATGTCTCAAAGACATAGCGGATGTTACCATCCTTGTCTTTCTTGACCTTACCGAACAGTACGATAGAGAACAGACCTTCCAGAGTAAGCTTCTCATCGACCATCTTACCGATAGTCTTTGCTTTCAGCTTCTTCTTACCCTCCAGGTCCGTAGACTCTTCTGCATGGGTAAGGAAGAATACTGTCAGGTCTTCCCTGAGGTCTTTAGGCATCCGTGCAATACGTGCCAAGTGTGCACCGATCTGGGTAAACTTGTCGTAACCCTTCTCGTCTACGCGGTCGAAGAACTCAAAAGAGCTCATGTACTGAAAGTCATCAATGACCAGAGTTTTGATCTCTTTGCGTTTCTCGTTTACGTACTTGATGCATGCCTCAATATTCTGAGGAGAGTTGCCGTAGTACATGTTACCGGTCGGATTCTCTTTAGAAGACCAGGCCGTGTACTTTTTCCTCCAGCCCTTAAATGGTAAGGGCTTGTTAGCTACGTTGATGATGAATGTCTCAGCCGGGTTGAGATTCTCTATACTGGTAGATTTACCAGCCCCGGACTCTGCAATGATAAGGATACCGTGTGCCATAGTTTAGAAAGGTGGTTGTAAGTATTGAGTTACGAGTTGATTGAGCCATGGCTTTAAACTTACAGGGTGTCCTGTATGGATTGCCATATAGTCTCTGAGAGTCATCTCAGATTGAGGACAATCCTGTTCAGTTTGTACCTGTGATGCAGCTTGTGGCTTAGAGCTAAAACTGTTAGCACCAGGGGTTGTTTTAGGCGGGCTGGTTTGAACAGGTTGTTTAACCTGATCGACAGTCTTTGCAGAGGAGTAGATCTTGTCATTGGTAAGAACTCCGTCTTTTGCTACAGCTACTGCTGCAGGGTTGACTTTTCTGAGTTCTTCCAAAGGAACGAGGTACGAACCTCGTTCATTCATTTCGTACTCTTCTTCAAAGTTGTCATTACGGGCGATCCTATAGACTGTACGCCCAGGCTCCAGGGGATCAAGATCCCGTGTAACCAGTTCAAAGAAGAAACCTTTTTCTTTCTTGAACTCGGAAGCAAAAATGCCAACTACTTGACGTCCTTGCTTGTCATAAAATGGCATCTTCATGTTAAAGTCAAGTGGAGAGATACCTAAGTCCTTGATCAGATCTTTGTGATACTCACGAACATCTGCGAGCTTTTGTTTCTTCCACTCTGTCGGATTGCCATACTTGTCGGCTGTTTCTTGAACAAATGTCTGAGACATGGTATGGGGTTTATTTGTTTACAATTCTTGACCTACGTCAGCTGATACTGGCCTGGGCCCCCGATTGCCACCACGACCTTGATTGTACGGAACATAACCACTTTGCTGCTGAGCCTGAGGAAACTCTGAAGTTTCTATCATTCTCTGTCTGTTGAACTCAGCTTGCATAAAGAGGATGTTGTTATCCTCACTGCCGTTTCTAACTTTCAACAGGTGCATGTAGATCTGTTCCTTTGTAGTGATGTACTTCTTAGGACCGTAGATGTTGATGTTAGACTTGAAAGGACGGTTAAGAGCTATGACTATATCTGAACTTTGCATCAGGGCGTCACCGCCAAAGATGTCAGAGCTAGTAGGATAGTTTCCGATAATACCGGGATGTATCCTGGTTGCTTCTTCCATAGTTCGGTTCATCTGAGTGATCATCAGTACGATGATTGGTAGATCGTTTTTTACCTGCATCAGCATTTCTGCTGTATTGTACAGGGTATCAAACTTGTCTTTCTCATTTGAACCTTTTTTGATCAGCCAAGAGTGGTCTATGGTAACAATCATTGGTTTACCACCCATAGCGTCAAAGTAGTGACGAATAGCTCTTTCAATGTCAGGAGGGCTCAACGGTTTCTTTATCAGCTTTCGTTGGATCCCTTGTTTTTCAAGTACCTGGGTATCTGCCAGGTGTTTCTGCATCAATTTGTAGGTAAATTCGTCCAGCTGTTTGTAACCACTCAGAACTGCATTATAGTCCTGAGCTACCTCGGCAGCAAACTGGCGTGCTGCATACTGTTTGTCACCCATCTCAAACTGGAACTCCAGTATAGAGAAATCCTGATCGGGATTGTGTATACGTGACTCCCTCAGTATCTGGGATACTACCATTGTCTTACCGGCTCCAGGTCGAGCACCAATGGTGAGCATTGATCCCCACTCAAGACCGCCAATACCCGCAAGATTCAGTCCGGTCCAGGGAGTCTTAAAAGACTTTATCCGGCCCTGTCTGCGGTCGTTTATATACTCCAGACCCTTTACCAGGACCTCAGAGTAATCTTTAGCGTCAAAAGGGTTCTGTTTGCCTGTCATCTTATCCGTTGAAAATTGTTTCTACTGTTTCTCTGGCTTCTTTAAAGCCGGACAGTTGACCATGGTAATAAGCTTTACTCATCATAGATTGGATAGCTGTGTTAAACAACTCCAATGTGATGCCTCTGACTTCAAAGTTTTTAAAGGCAGGTAACGGTACTGTAGACTTTTCAAACAACTCTTTAACATCTTGAGAGATAACCACTTCTGGTTCTTGCGTAACACTCATAGTTTGAATTTGCGGATTGTAAATATATAGAACTTCATGGAGATCACCAAGAAAAGTTCTATAATAATATACTTCCAAAAGGGAAGTTCTACTAAAAAAGTTTTGATCACGCTCCAGTTCAGAACTGAGAACGCCAGACTGAGCAGACCTCTGTGGATCCGCTTCATAACCGGGGACATGTTGAAAGGTTTAAAATACTTCTCTACTAACGATATCAGGATCGTCTTGGAGCAACTGACAGTAATCTGCCAGGGTAGATTTGACCGTCTTGGTCTTGTTGTCTGTTTTCTGTATAAAGTTGGAGCTGGTCATCATGTAGTTGAACTTGTCCTTTTCCTTGAGATACCGGTAGTAGTTAGCTGCTTCCAGCACCAAGGGCCAGTCATAGTTAGGGTAAGTCTTAAAGAACCATACAAACTTGTTTTTCAGTTCTTCTACACTTTGTCGTGCAATCTCTCCATGGGGTAGAAAACCTTTGGGAAATAGATCTCGGTACTCGTTGATCTTCTCAAGAAAGTCTTCACCGAGTACGTCTGTTGTGACTTTCTTCTTAGTCTTTACCAGGAAGGTTTCAAACTCTTCCAGCACGACTAAAGCTTTTTCTGTCAGCACGCCTTGGTCGTCAACATAACCTTTAGCGTGGGCAATCTGTCGTTCTGCATCCGGATTGATAATAGGACTTGGCTTTACCTTGTATCTGCAGCAATCAAGGTAATACAGCAGGTTCGGGCTTAGATTGTACCGAATCAATGGAGTCCATAGTTGTTGGCTCATGTTGGCGTTTTATGTTCTTGAGGATCCTGTAATACTTATCACGAAAAGCTTTGTTGGTATCCATAAGGTTATGAAAAGTCTTGATGCTATGGATAGCTGTACTATGATCTCTTCCCCCCAGGTGAACGCCTATCTCTTTAAGAGTAAAGTTCATAGACCGGGCCATGGCACAGAACATGTTACGTAGTTCAACCAACTGCCTTTTTCGGGACTTACTTGTAAGTGGAATCTTGGACTTTCCAATCCTTGGCAGATATCGTACAAAGTACCCTTCAAGTTGTTCCAAACTCATCAAAGGAATATCTTCATCTGTATCTGTTCTGGTAAGTATAACTGGTTCATAACCAAGCTTATCCATGAACTTCTGCTTGAACTCAGCGATAAGCTTTTTTTCTAAAGAGTTTGCGTAAGTCTTTGTATTTACCATAAACTTGGGACGTTTATATCTACAAATGTAAGAAAGTCTACAGAAAGTTGTATATTATACTGTAGACTTTATTTAACTTCTACAGCGTTAAAGTTTAAATCCACTCCTATGTCACTAACCTATTATGCTCAAAAAGATGCTCTCGGGTTCCCGATACCGGGTACTATGATGGGTGCCCAGGAGGTTCCTCCTTCTTCTATTAGCATTCCTGCTGAGGATGTTATAGCCGGCGGTGGCTATCAGGTAGTTGAGCACCCTGAGAAACTCAGATACTTCGTCAGAAAAGACAAGAACGGAGATATCATTCCTAACTCATTGATTATCAGTCTTGACAAACCTCAAGGGTTGGTTTATGAGTTTAAGCTTCTGAAACACGTCTAATAATCTGAAAATCAACTACAATGGCAGTATCTGCTGTAGACAAACTGAAAATCTGGTTGTTTCCAACGCTTATAAGTATCCTTAGTGTAGTGATCTGGCAGGAGGTGAGTGAGATCAAAAAGGATGTAAAAGCTCTGTTGTCTCAATCAGCTGTAGATAAAACCAGGATAGATAACCTGGAACGACTATTTTATGGGAATAAGAAGACAGCTAAGGTTAATCTTCCACCCAGTCCCGAGCCACCAACTCCAAACTCAAAACTTCCTAATTACGAATACCTACCGGGAAGAGTTCTAGCTGACGATGATGAAGAAGATTTCGCTTAACTCACTATAAAACCAACCTTATGAACTTCATTAAAACCAACTTTTTAAATCTCATCATAGCTGTTTTACTACTGGTTATTTTCGTACAGAGATGTACTAATCCGGGTACCGCGGTGAACACTCCGCCAAAGATCGTTAGAGATACAGTCTGGATACACCATGATTCTATAGTAAACACTAAGCCTCAGATCGTTCAGGTTATACCCGTAGATCATAAACATGACTCTATAGCCCGGTACTATGTTCCGGATACGAACTATGCTAAGCTCGTGACTCAGTATAAAACCTTGGTCGAGGAGTTTCTGGCCAAGAACATCGTGAAAGATAAGCTCAAGATCGACAGCATTGGATATGTTGAAGTAAATGATACTCTACAGAAAAATACAGTTGTTGGTCGGTCCTACAAATATGATCTTAAGTACCCTATAATAAAAGAGACTATTACTCTTCAGGCCAAGAAACGTAACCAGCTTTATGTTGGTGGCTTTATTCAAGGCTTTGCTAATCAACCAGTCTACGAGATTGGTACCGGGTTGACTCTCAAGAATAAGAAAGATCAGATTTATGGAGTTACGGTAGGAATCACTAAAGAAGGAGTAGTACAATATGGACTACAGTCTTACTTTAAGATAAAACTTTAATTACCAGGATCTTATGAAAAATCGTGCCTTTGTTAGATATAATGCAAAAGGAGAGATAGTACCTGGAAGCTTGATTGTTACCGGTGGTACTAAACCTCAAGGACCTGCGGTTTGGAAAGAAGTTTCTGTAGATCTTAATTATCCTCCTTCTTTTACTCTGGCACACGCTACGGACTTTCACTTGAAGAATAACGCAGTTTGTAACGCCAGGTTACCACTGTTTAAAGCGGCTTTGACTAAGAGTAATCCGGATGTCATTTTTGCTACCGGTGATATGATTGATGCTCAGGGTGGTAATGCAGACCAGGTAACATTACTCGGAACTCTTCTTACAGATTTGAACAAGATAGCTCCGACTTACGTGGCCCGGGGTAACCACGATCCTGCTCTTACAAACGAGCAGCTCACTATGTCAGCTAATTATTACTATGTAGATATCCAAAAGTGGAGATTCATAGTATTGTTTTCTCAGCAAGCTGCTTATGAAGATGCCGGTAGTACCTATACAATCAACTCAGATTGGAGATTTGGTGCTACTCAGCTAACGTGGTTGGCCGATACAATTGATTCCACTCCTAACGACATGTCAGTATGTGTTATATCACACGTACCGATTTTGGGAGTTGGATCCATGATGTGGTGGATCACTTACTATTCAGCCAACCCAGTTACTAATCTTTCCTGGAATCCTACGGTGGATCAGATGAAAGACGTATTTGCAGTAACTGAGATTTTCAGAACAAGACCCAAGGTAAAACTCTGTCTTAGTGGACATGAACACATTTATAGTGAAGAGGAGTACCTGGGTGTAAAATATGTAAACAGCGGGGCGGTATGTGCCAACTGGTGGAACGACAGTTCTTACCAGGAAAAACATCACCCGGCAGGATATAGACTTATCAAATTCTTTAACGACGGTACCTTCTCAGTAGGGAAGATGCTAACTTATTAAAACTCAATAACATGTCACTGTCTTTGATTAAAAAACTCAAACCTAAAAGCCCAGATGTCTCTATAGGTAAATCAGTAGGAGATAATGAGTTAGCCCGTCTGGCTCATATTAACAACATTGTAGATCAGATCAACAGTGCTTTTGATGCATCTGCGTCCACTACTCTTCCTGTGACGTTTGATAAACCAAAAGTATACTTTACTCCGACTTCTCCGGCAACCGGTAACATTACCAGTTCCGAAACAGACGGAAGAATTGGTGTAATTCAAAAGATCTATCATAACGCGGGTAGTGCTCCTTCTTTTCCAGCCTCATGGGTTCTCTTAGGTACGACCACTTATGCTACATCTCAGCTGAACATTATCTACGCAGAGTGGGTCAATTCCGGAAGAGTAGAATATTGGATAACACAAGAAAACTAAGATATGAGTATTCGTTACAGACGATCTTTACTTGCTCAAGGGATTCCAAACTTTAAGTTGAAAACTTTTCTTGGGACAGAAACTCCGGGGTATCCTGTTGGAGTTTTTAACGTTTCAGGTAATTATATCGGAAAAGCAAACAATCAAGGTGATTATGTAACTCTTTGGAACTCCGATCCTGCAAACCAGGCAGTTTGTACCATTGCTGCAGGAAGTACTTCAACAAGTTTTACAACGTCTACTAACGCAGACCCTGGCCTAATCGGGTTAAGATATTGGCAGGTTGATGCTGCTTTAGGAAACACTATCATCTTTGGAAAGCATGACAAGCTGTTAACTAAGCTCAGTGGAGGTACAATAATCAATGGTACTGATGTACCTGAAGTAACATCAAAAATCTGGACGTATAGCTTCTCAGGAATCAGTGGTG